CAAAATGACCAAATCGACCGCCTCGAAGCAGGTACAATTGCGCGTCCAGCAGGAGCCGCTGAAGGAGCGTGATTATCCTGACGAGTACTGGGTAGTCGATGACATGGAAGAGGTGCGAGACGTGCTAAGAGATATGGGAGTGGATGACTATGTCGGGTAGACCAAAGATGCGTGAAGCGATGCGTCGGATCGATGACCAGGGAGGCGAGGAGGTGTTCGATGACCTAGCGTCGGGCATGACAACGGTCAACCTGATCAAGAAGCTTGGCGTGAGCTCTCGCGTGTTTTACAAGTGGATGCGCGCAACCAAAGAGCGTGAAGAGAAATACTACGAAGCGAAGCGGAAGTGGGCCGATCATCTTGCTGAGGAGACGCTAGATATTGCTGACGGCGCGATCGATGCACACGATGCACAGGTGCGTAAGCTGCGGATCGAAACCAGGCGTTGGCTCGCTGCGCGTGCGAACCCGGATAACTGGGGTGACCGACGAGATCCGCTAGTGTCCATCAACGTCCAAGATCAGCATCTCGGCGCCTTGCGAGAGCTCATTGTGCCTAACGATAAGATCGTCTCAGAGCAGTGATACTCGCGCTCTCACGCAGTGAGGCGGGCGGTCCATCGCGCGCGTGGGAATTTAACATAATCTCGCGTTAAATCAGCCAGTTAAGCGCCAAATAACAGCGTTAACACGCCGTTACATAATAGTGCTGTTATAAAACGTAGCAAAAACAATGACTTACGTTGCATTGAATGGGATGGGAGGGGGTATCGAGATCCGAGCTCGCTGCCAGGCGCTCAGCCCCCCCCCTTCGCGCCTTGCCGGGGGAGGGGGAGTGGTAGTTAAACCCGCACGCACCAAAAAAAATTTTTGAAATTTTCCTGCACGCAAAAAAAAGGCCCGCTGGCGCGGGCCTAGCTGGCCTTGGGGAAGGAGGGGTCGCCAGCTTATTATTTCTTTGCGGTCTTCTTGGCCTGCCGGAAGGCTTTTGCAGTGGGGGCGCCTGCGGCGCCCGGCTTGCGCATTTTCTCTTTCGAGCCTGCCTTGATCCGTTTCCGCTTCGCGTGAATGTTTTTGTAAAGACCCATCATGATCTCCTTGATTTAGTGCCGCTGCACTTCCATCGCTTTCGCGACAATCGGAGCGGGCTGTTGGGGTTCTTCGCGGCCTTCGGCGATCGTTTCATCTGGCCGGCGCTCCGCGCGCAGTAGGCGTCGCCTTTTTTCGTGCCGGCGCGCACCCGCGGCCCGCCGTCCCTGGCGCGGCCGGCCTGGCCGTACGACACCCGCTTGCCGGATGCCGTGACCTTGACCCGCGCCTTGCCCTTCCTTGGTTCTGCCATTATTTAGGCGGGAATGAGGGCTTGGGCGATCCAACTCGAACGCCTGCCACCATCGATGCGTGCTTGTTCTTTTTGTTGCTGCCGGAGTGTTTAACCGGCGCCTTGTGTCCGTATTTCTGCATATCTGGGTCTCCTTGAGCCCTTTAGATTAATCGATAAAAAAAATAAAAATAATGTCAACAAAAGGTGTACAAGTGTAACAGCGTTTGATAAGGTATCACTGTTACTGAGTAGTTCACAACGAAAACAAAGGAGCGACAACGATGGAAACAGCACAACAGCACAGAGACGCAGCGGCTAAGTTATTTCAGAGAGCAAATGACTCTTTTGAGCGTTGCGACACTGACGGCTTTCTTAGCCAGTGGGCTTCACAACAAACTGCTCGTGAGCACCTCATTCAAGCTGAAATCATCGAGAACGGTGGCGTTGAGGAGTTTGTTGGTTTGTATGAGGGCGACCGCCGCGTCAAGGCTCGATTCGGTTCATCAACTCATTACGGGCACGTCAGCTTTTATTGGCTGCTGCATGATGACGAGGCAGATTTGATTGCTCGTCGCGGCAAGAAATTTTTGCCTACCGGTGAAAACAGCCGAGTGCAAAAGCAGCTTGGCCTTAGCGAGCGGCCAGAGCATGCACCTGCCAAAGCCAAGCTAAATAGCAATGGCCACGCTTGTTACGGGCGTAGCGGTGATGCGTGGGGTCAAGACGCTACTTTAATCATAGGAGAGGCGGCGTAAGCCGCTAAGGAGCGAGACGATGGAAACAATCAAAATTACAAAGCTTTTCTATGACGATCACGTCGACCGTGATCTCCCGGCCCCGGCGATCGTGCGAGAAACGAAGCGCCACTACTTTATCGATGCTAACAGCGAGCACCTCGATGATCTTTTAGCCGATGCGGAGTTTTATTGGGATCCCACGCTGTTCAACTGCGAATTCGGCGACTGGCTATGGGGCTTGATCCGATCAGCGAACGCAACCGAGAAGGCGATCAAAAAGCATTTGAAGGAGGCCGCGTAAGCGGCCGGAGGAGCGAGCATGAGAATAAGAAGCATCAGGGGCGAGTACCGCAAGCGCCGCCAGGTTCAGGATCAAGCAGAAAGGAGAGCAAGCATGATCTACGGCTACACCCGCGTAAGCACAGAAGAGCAAGCCGACGGCACGTCCCTCGCAACGCAGGCTGTCGCGATAGCACAGCGTTATAAAATCGATGCTTGGCTCGAAGACGCTGGCGTGAGCGGCACGGTCTACCTGTTCGACCGGCCGAGCATGCAAGAGGTCGAACTGCGGCCCGGCGACGTGATCGTTTGCTACGATCCCTCGCGATTCAGCCGCGACCACTACAACGGCGAGCGCGCGTTGCACGAGCTCACCAATCTAGACGTGCAGGTCACGTCTATCCAACTCGGCGACATGAATAAGACCAACGCCTGCCAGCGCGGCGCCAGCCGCGTGATGAGTGTAGTCGCTGACATCTACCGCGAAGAGCTCCTTGAGAAGACGAAGATCGGCCGGCGCGCGAAGCGCGCGCGGTCGGGCTTCATTGGGGGCCAGGCGCCCTGGGGCTGCAGGGTAGAGGGCAAAGGCAAGGAAGCGATCGTCGTTGAACTGCCGCAGCGCCGCGAGGCGATCGGCAAGATGCGCGAGCTCCGCGACGCTGGGAAGAGCTATCGCGATATAGCGCAACTCATTTCTGCGCAATACAATATCGCCACCTCCCACATGAAAGTAAAGCGAGCCCTAGATGCCGAAAGCATCAGCCCCTAATCCTTATATCGATTTCCTCAAGCGCTACCGGCATGACCCGGTAGCCTTCGTGGAGCACGTTCTCAAGGTCAAAGTGCAGCCCTGGCAGGCGGAGCTCTTGCAAGCCGTGCAAGACGGCGAGCGGCGCATCTCTATCCGCTCGGGCCACGGGGTGGGCAAATCGACAGCCGCCGCATGGACCATGCTTTGGTATCTCATTACTCGATACCCGGTGAAGATCGTTGTCACGGCACCAACGAGCGCGCAGCTATTCGACGCGCTGTTCGCAGAGCTCAAGCGCTGGATCAACGAACTGCCGATGGCCTTGAAAGACATTCTTGAAGTGAAGAGCGATCGTGTGAGCCATAAATCGGCGCCGAGCGAATGTTTTATCTCCGCTCGAACTAGCCGTGCCGAGACACCAGAAGCGCTGCAGGGCGTGCATGCCGATAACGTGTTGCTGATCTGCGATGAGGCGTCGGGAATACCCGAGCAGGTGTTCGAGGCCGCAGCCGGATCGATGTCGGGCGAGAACGCTTGTACGATTCTACTCGGCAACCCAACTCGATCGAGCGGGTTTTTCTTCGACACGCACCACACGCAAGCCGGCGAATGGTGGACGCGGAAAGTTAGCTGCGCTGATTCGCCGATGGTGAGCGACCATTACGTCGATGAGATGAAAGTGCGTTATGGCGAAGAGAGCAATGCGTTTCGTGTTCGCGTGTTGGGTGAGTTCCCGGCTCGCGACGATGACACGGTCATCCCGCTAGAGCTTGTTGAAAGTGCGCAGGTGCGCGACATTGAGATCAGCGATGATGAGCCCATCATCTGGGGGCTTGACGTTGCGCGATTTGGTAACGCCGCGAGCGTGCTCTGCAAGCGCCAGGGGCGCAAGATTCTGGCCATGCAGGATTGGCGGGGGCTCGACTTAATGCAGCTCACAGGCGCCGTAGTGGCCGAGTACGAGAGCTGTCAGCCCAGGCAAGAGCCCATGCAGATCTGCGTTGACTCGATCGGCGTCGGGGGCGGCGTGTGCGATCGCCTGCGCGAGCTCGGCCTGCCGGCCGTTGGCATTAACACCGCAGAAAGCCCGGCCCTGCGCGGTACTTATATGAACCTTCGAGCGGAGCTCTGGTTCAAGCTAAAAGCCTGGCTGGAGGCGCGCGACGTGAACATGCCAAAGGACGATTTGCTTCTCGCGGAGCTCGTCGCTGTCAAATATAAGTTCACAAGTGCTGGCAAACTGCAGATCGAAAGCAAAGACGAGATGCGACGGCGAGGAATGGCGAGCCCCGACCGTGCAGACGCCGTCTGCCTTACGTTTGCGACTGAGGCCGCGACTGTGATCAAGGGCGGGGCGATGGCAAGCAACTGGCAGAAGCCTATCCGCCGAAACCTATCGGTCGTATGAAAAAGATTACAAGTGTAAACTTACGCAACTCATTTTGATTTGAGATAATTGAGCGTACCTTTTGCCCATATATGGGAGCGCTCGATGCCAAATACTCAAAATCCTAAGCCCTACCGCAACGGCCCTGGTGGCCATCGCGACGCCGCAGCCGACATCGTGATCATGCTCGGCATCGCTGACAAGAAGAAAAAGAAAGCCAAAAAGAAGAAATAAATGGCGTTGCTTGGAGCAGCTAAGCAGGCCGTCAAGGCGTCTTCTGACGCCGGCTTGCTCTCGCCCGGCATCCGGGCCTATCACGGCTCTCCGCATGATTTTGATCGGTTTAGTACAGGGTCGATCGGCACTGGTGAAGGTAATCAGGCATACGGGCACGGCCTGTACTTTGCCGAGTCTGAAGACGTTGCCAGAGGCTATCGCGACTCACTAACTAAGCTCCGCAAAGACGGCACAACGCCCGCGCCAAAGGACAGTATTGCCGGTTCGTATGAGGCTGAATACGGGCTCTCAGAATACGACTCTTTTCCAATGGCAACGCTCGATGATGTTAGAGAAACGATCGCATCAGACGCTGTCGATATTAGCAGCGACGTGAATGGGAACACGCGGTATGAGTTTTCAGACGGCTCCGGCTATCTCATAACGTCGGATGGGAAGGTGACTCCTTCAGGTCCGTTAAAAGGGCGCATGTATGAAGTTAACCTAAAAGCAGACGCAGAGGATTTGCTCGATTACGACAAGCCGCTCTCTGAGCAGCCTGACCTGCTCCAAAAAATAGATGAAAAGTACGGCGATCATGAAATCGTTCTAACGCAACTGGGCGTTGATTTAAGAAACAATCCAAC